TCGGTGGCACTAATGAAGGATGCGAATCACCATGGGAAGGTCTTAAACGTGAGATCTTTGAAGAGATTGGTGAAATCTCTATTATAAAAACAATGCCGTTAGAAACGTTTATTAGTAATGATACACGTTTTCGGTTTCATACATATCTATGTGTAGTAGACACTGAATTTATGCCAGACCTAAATGACGAACATGACGGATATGCTTGGGTTGAGTTCGGAAAATGGCCGCGGCCATTGCACCACGGATTAAATAATACATTACAAAATAAAGTTAATTTAAGTAAACTAGAAACAGTTTTCAAAGTTATAGATTTAATTAAGGCAACCTAATGTCAAACAATGTTAATAAAACTGAATACGGATACGATATCACTTGGTCAGAAACAGAATGGTATACTTCTAAAATAATGGTATTTGAGCAAGCTAAAAGTAAAACTCCTATTGCATTTCACAAAGATACTACAAAGACATGGTTTATAAATTCAGGGTCTTTTAATGTTAGATGGATTGATACTAGCACTGGAGAACTGTTTGAAAGAGAACTTAGTGAAGGAACAGTGTTCCATGTGCCAGCTTTAATGCCCTGCGGTTTAGAAGCATTAACAGAAAATAGTTCATTGTCACAAACTAGTAATTTAAATAATCCAAAAGATTATTACAAGTTATCGTCATAAAAAAAGCTCCTTAAAGGAGCTTTTTTCTTTAGTTAGCCCAACTTGCCTTCGGGCGTAAATGTATGCAATGCACCTATGGTGTCTCTGCCACCTGGAAATCCATGAGGAGTAGTTGGATCTTCTGCTAGGCGTTCTTTTTCAAGAAGCTCTGCGTCATCTTGTCCAATCTCGTGTGGTACTTCAAACACTTCTGCACCTTCAAATTTTGCAGCAAACGCTTCAGCTTTTTCACGAGTTACGAATTTTCTAACTTCTTCGTATCCATCACCATCGGGGTCCCAGGTATGCCAAACTTTGGCCTTTGGATGCTCTGGGTGCGGTTTCTTAATTGTAAACGGCATATTTTAATCTCCTTAAGTATATATTTATACCACTGACTTATAGCTGTTCTACAAAATCAGCTAAAGAATCAAAGACATAAGTTTTACGCTTTATATCTTTATATGTAAACTTATTTAGCTCATTTTCAGTTTCAGATCCATAACCTGTTCTAACAAGCACTGGCCTTGCTCCTATCTTAACTGCTGCCTTTAAGTCACTCATTTTGTCACCAACATAAAACCCTTGATTAAATTTAATATGTTTAAATTCATCTTGACAGCGTTTAAACATTCCTACATTGGGCTTTGCATAATAATCTTTTTTATTACTACTTTCGCTATAATAAATTGCATCAATGCTTGTGCATCCTGCATTACCTAATAGGTCTAACATGTAGTTATGTATATTGTCTACGTCAGACGGTGTCATTAATCCTTTTTCAATTCCGCCTTGATTTGTGATAATAACAATGCTATGGCCTCGGCGCCTTAGTTCTGCAATAGCTTCTAAGCTACCAGGAATAGGTTCAAATTGATCAGGCCGTGTAACATATGTGCCTAAGTCTCGGTTAATAACACCGTCTCTATCTATTCCTATAACACATCGACTGCCAATAGGCTCTGCTGCATTAGCAACTTTGTACTTATTTGTCATAAGTGTACCATCCTGTAATAATATACTTCTGTCCTTTATATATAGGATTACCTCGATGAGGATATGTAAAACTCGTAGGAAATATAACTAGTTTTCCTGCTTCTGGCTTTAACCGGAGACCTTGATACAAGAATTCTGTTTCGCCACCTTCTTCAACGTCATTTAAATAAAGCATGTAATTTACTACCCGAACACTTGACCCAATGCTTGCACTTTCTTGATGCCAAGCATGGTAGCCTTGATGTGGATTTGTACGTTGTACACTCATTCCTTTAGGACTATGCTGTTCGCTATTTTTCAGCATACTATATTTTTCCATGTACTGCGTAGTATACACTTCATGTAACTTTTTATAAAAATAATCACACAATCCAAAATCATAATGATACTGACCTTGAGTATGTGCCCAATCAAACACTATTCGTTCATCTTGATTTTTTATAATATTATCTTGTTTATATGTTACTTGGCGCTGGGCCATTACTTCAAAATGTCGAATAACTTCGTCGCAGTATTCTTTTTCAAATGCATTTGTATATTCTTCAATTCCGTCATAATTGTCTATCATGTGTTCTCTCTTATATATGGTATATACTTTTCTGCTATTAATTCATGTACACGATAGTTGTAGTGTTCTGAATCTACTTTTTCGTTTTCTAATTGTGATCCTAAAAAGCTAATAGCATCAATACTTGCAATTGATGTTTGTTTTAAGTCTGTGTAGAAACCATCTACTTCTTTAGGTATAAAACACCGATTGTTAATATTCCACAAGTATACTGGTAAGTTGCGTTCTCTACAAAGCATGTCAATAAACGACATATCTTTAAAATAGTCTTGTTGCTCTAAGTGTGTTTGATTATAATGCCACATTTGTATATACATTTGTGCAGTACGCCTAACATCTGGCTCACTTACAAACGGAATAGTATCTTTCAAATATTGAAATGTTTTATAATCGTGACTTTCAGGTTTAAGATATGTTTCTAAATACTTTCCTTGTTGGCAAAGACCTAAGCTGTATCGCTGAATATTATTGTCTAATTTAGGTTCTTTGACGATAAAGAAATCTAAAGGAAAGATAGACTTTTCATTTAAATCAGGATTGATAGCAATAGGAAATCTTCCCCAATATGTTGATTGTACAAATACTTCGTCAATATCATTGTGTTCTTTTAAAGCGTGTGCTAAAAATGTTGGATATAATCTGTTACCGCAGCCTGCGGATGCCATTACAATTACTTCTTTATTATTTAATTTGCTATAAATTTCTGCATAGTTGTTTTCTTGCCAAACACTCGACGGCTGTCCTAGTTCGCTTGCAAAACCCATACTATGACTGCATCCAATGAATAATGTTTTAGCCATTATAATTTGCCTCAAAGTCTAATACAAGTACTCTACGTTTATCAATAGTAGGATATACACCGTGCCAAATTCTAGAATCCATCACTATTAATTTTCCTGGAGTACTATGCCATAAGTTTAAATAATTATTTCCATGCTCGTCTGCTAATATTGCATAAAGAGCACCTTCATCATTAGTACCAGTACTAGGCTCATCAAAATACACTACAGCAGTTGCACCGGTTCTTCCATAATTATGACAGTGTAATCCTTTCCAACCACCTGGATAATATTCTATGCTCCATGATTGTATATGATTATCAATACTACAAGGAACATTACAATTAGCTAACATAGTATTTGTTTTAAGAATTATTTCGTCTGCCAACCCCTGAGTATCTTGCAAACTATGTCCTTGTTGGTATCCATTAACTGTAGTAGTTCGATCACTTCCGTCTGGTTGATCAATAGTGAATAAATGTTCATACTCTAAAAAATTGTCAACAGATGTTTCTACTATCCATCTTCCGTTGAGACAATAGAAATTGTTTTCAGTCACGTTGGCTATCTCCTTTACCTACTCGGTAATTGTCTTCAACGCTATCAGGAGTACTAACTTCGATGAGTGTACCTTCTTCAATACATATTACCTGGTGCGGCAACATTGGAGGATTGTGCCAAGTATCGCCTTTTAATAAAATTTGACTATCTACAGAAGCATTACTAGTGTCGATCCAACGAACTTCAAATTTACCACTTAGCACAAACCATGTTTCATCTTTACTCTTATGCAAGTGCATACTAAATTTTGCATCTTTATTAAAGTTTAAAAGTTTTCCGCAGTATAGGTCATTAGTAGCAAATATAGTTTCACTGCCCCATCCTTTTTCTACTTCTCCAGTTAATCGTGTCATTCCCAACCTCCTCCCGGACGTTGAGAAGAATTAAAGAAGAATACTTGCGTTAATCTTCCTGTTTCTGGAGTATTTCCAAAGCCAGGTAGCATACTACTATGAAATAAGTCTCCGCGATACAACACTAATCGATTGTAAACATTACCTAGTGCAGTAACAAGTTCGTATCCGCCGTTACCGTCTTCTCTGTATAGCCCAGTTCCTGCATCTAACGGAGCATCGGGATTTAGATATAAAACACCGGCCCAATCTGCTTGATCTTTATGTATCCAGGACTTAGCACCCTCGTAACACAGCTGAAAACAAAAGCTATCAAGAATCCAAGCATCGACACTAATTCCTAATATACTAGTTACTCTAGCATTTACAAATTGTTGATAATCATTGTCTGTTGCCATGGATCGTACTCCAGGAAATTGACCAGTTGTGATATAATCTAATTTAATTGCTTGCTCTCTAACTAAGTCGGGATATGGTAGAAAATTATCTACAATAACTGTATTAACGTCCATTTATAAAATCCTTTGGTGTTGTAAAGTTAATGTTTACTACATTACTTAAACGATCTATGTTTGCACAAGTGTATTCTTGATATTGTCCGTTAAGCGAGTCTGGCATAGGAATATATTCAATCTTTGCTTTGAATCGCTTTGCAACTAATTCAGCAATAGTTTGGAAACTTGTTGCAACTCCGGTGCCAATATTAAATATTCCAGTTTCAGTAGTTGTTAGCATGTATCTATGTATGTTACAACAGTCGCCTACATAGATAAAGTCTCTTAAATATTTGTCACTATTTTCAAACAATTTAATAACACCAGTTTCTCTAGCTTGCTTAAAAAATTTAGTTATAGGACTTGCTTGATCACCTTTGTGGTCTTCATATGGTCCGTACACATTAAAGTAACGAAATCCTTGAACAATAATATTATGTTTCTGCTGCATTACCCAACGATCAAATAGATATTTGCTTGTTGCATAATAGCTTTGAGGTTGTTTAGGTGCATCTTCTTTAAAGTCTGTGTTGGTTCCATATACACTTGCACTACTTGCGTATTGCAAATTTACATTGTTAATATTACATTCATTAAACAGCCACTTTGAAAACTCATAATTTTGTAACATAATTTTATCAATGTCGCGTTCAGTAGTAGCACTGATTGCCCCTAAATGTATAACCCAGTCATACTTGCGTACATCAGGTAGAGCTTCTGGATTCCATTCGTAACCAAATAGTTCATGATCTTTGTCAAGAAAAGGTGCTAAGTTTTTACCTATAAATCCTTCATGTCCTGTAATTAATATTTTCATAATTTCTCTTTTTAGTATACTGCTAAATTAAATGCTAATGTAATCTTAGTAGCATCTGTTTCGTTGGTAGTTACTCCATGTTTTAAATAACTAGGAAATAATAGTAGATGGCCGTTTTCTAAACTAAGCTGACATCTATTGTAATCATTATCGAAGAAAAAATGACAACTTTCAGTATCACCTATATCATAATAATAGCATCCTGAATATGTTGCAGGGAAATGCGTGTGTATTTGAGCGTAGTCGCCTTTGTCATATTTTGCAATCCAAGAAGTGCATACATATCTGAGTTGACGACGAGCATATTCTTCTGCAGACTTTTGAATTTCTTGTGCTAGCGTTTGCATAGTATATTGCTCAATGACACAAGACGACCAATTCTTCACATTTGACAATTTTACAGTTTTACCCCATTCTGGTTGGTATTCAAATTCACTGTTGTCAAATGCAGATTTTACTTCTGATTGTATTGAGTCAAAATTTTCTACTTTTTTTACAAAAATTTCTGTAGGTAAAATGTTATAGATCATTTGCTTGCCTCTATAATTCTTGTTGTACTGTAACCTTCTACTGTAGGCACAATATGCACAGGTGCTAAGTCATGCCCTACTACAGTTTCTACAGTATAATCTCCGCCCTTAACAATAAGAGCA